GGACAGCAGATTTTGACTGGCTAATTGCCGATGCCAACATGGCCAAAGTCCTGGATGGCAAGTACGATAGCCAGAGCCGCCAGGAGCAGCCCCAGACCAACAACCCGTTTTTGCGGATGTTGCAGGAGGAGGGCGAGCTATGACCACGACTGAGACAGCAAAAATCATGGCCACCCTATGGGCTGCTTACCCGGGATTTTACTCCAAGGCCGGCAATGGGGATCAAGCGGCGGCTGTGGAGCTGTGGCAGAAGTGCTTTGAGGCAGAGCCCTATGAGCTTGTCAGCGCTGCCGTATATGCGCTGATCAAGGTCCGCCCCAACTCCTACCCGCCAGCCATTGGCGAAGTCAACGCGCAAATCCAGCGGCTTATCCGCCCCAACGAGCTGACAGCCATGGAGGCCTGGAATCTGGTAGCCAAAGCCTTGCGCAACAGCGCCTACGGCTCCGAAGAGGAGTTTGCTAAGCTCCCACCCGCCGTGCAGCGAGTAGCCCATAGCCCGTTTCAACTGCGGGAGTGGGCACTGATGGATGCAGACACGGTGCAATCTGTGGTAGCGTCCAACTTCCAGCGGGCTTATACCGCCCGCCAGAAGAGCGACCGGGAATTTGATGCTTTGCCCCCGGCGGTGCGGCAGTACGTGGCGGTGCTGACAGAAGGCAATGGTGTGCTTAAGAGGCTGGAGAGATGAGCATGGCAGAAATCAAGTACGTAATCCCTGGGGATCCCCGGACCAAAAAGAATCACTAGATAATCGCTGGAAGAGGCAAACAGTGTCCGAAATGCAAAAAATTTGAAGAGCAATTTATCCGGCAGGGAAAGGCGCAGGAAAATATGCAGAGACTGCACGATGGTATCTCCGTCCGGCCCCGCCTAAGCCGATAGACTGCCAGGTAAATGTCAAGATCTTGCCTATATGGCCACGAACCGGATTGTGGACGGCCTGAACCTGCAGGCAATGATAGATGATCTGCTAGTGGCTAACGGCATCCTGAAGGAAGATAACAGCCGGATTGTCGTTGGGCATGACGGTAGCCGGGTGCTTGTGGACTGGGACAATCCCCGGACGGAAATTTTCATCACGAAAATGCCAGCGGATGAACAGCTGGCGATGGAAGGATTTGCGAATGAAAAACTTACGCAAAAATGAACTTATGTACAGCCTTTTCGGCAAACGGGCCGGCCGCACCTGCCGGGAGTGCTGCAATCTGGTTAAAATCCAGGCGGGGCAGCGCGTGGTGCGGAAATGCAAAGGTCACGGGCTGTCCGCTTCTAGTCATGGATTGAAAAAATCACGAGGGGTGATATGAGGTGAAGATTGTAAAGCGCGGCGATATCTATTTTTGCCGCTGGAACCTAGCTGCAACCGGCAGCGAGGAGCAAAAGGACCGGCCTGTCGTCATCGCCCAAAATGACACAGGCAACGCCCACGCCCCTACCGCTATTGTGGTGCCAATGACGCACGCTCCGCGTAAGCGCCAGTATCCCACACAATTTGACGTGGCCATGCCGACAGGCAAAATATCCCGCGTGCTTTGCGAGCAGACCACCACTGTGGACAAGTCGCGATTGCTCCGCAAGATGGGCCAACTCACTAAGCTGGAGATGCAGCAGCTGGACCGCTGCCTAAAAGTATCCCTGGGGCTGCAGTAGCAGCCCCTCCCCCAAACCAAGCAAAGGAGGATGACAATGGACAAGACTACCAAACAACGCCTGGCGTCCTACCGGGCCCTCCGCCTCGAGGTGGACAATCAGCTGGACAGGCTGGCCAGATTGCGCAACGAGGAGCAGCTTCCGGCGATGCGGGAATCCTCCGGTGCAAAATCTACCGGAGGAAATGGGGATCGAATGGAAAGGGCCATTCTCCGACGCATGGAGTACGAAGAGAGAGTTGCGCCTCAGATCGAGGCGGCAAAACGGGAAATGGCGGCCATTGAGGCCGCAATAGACCATGTGGAGGATCCGCTGGAACGCGAATGCTTGCGCCTGAGATACATAGACGGGGATGGGTATAGGATGATGCCATGGGGAGATGTGGCCATTATGATCTATGGGGATGACGATGAAAAAAGCCTGCATGCTGTCTTCCGCCTCCATGGGAAGGCATCGCAGCATATATCATTTGCTGGTTGTCCTAGAAAATGTGGCAGTGATTGGCAGTAAATGGCATTGATTGTCAGTATCCTTGTGTGGTATCATGCAACCATCGGAGCAATGGCGGTGGCCACCGCATCGGTCAACACCTGCGAAAAGTTGACCTGCTGCCGTTCGGCGAAGGTGTTGAGCCATGCGGGAATGGTAAGATTTTTCCGAACGGCCTTGCTGCCGTACTTTTCGGCATATGCGTCAATGTCCAGGACTAGCAAATTCACAAATTCACCAGTACCCGCTTGGATAGTGTTCAGGTTGCTGGCGTCTGGAGCCGTATTTCCGCCTTCCAATTCGTCCAGCACCCAGCCGGAAGCAGCATCTTCTGCCATTAAAATGGCGTCTGCCAGGGTTTTGCCTCGGTTACACAGCCAGGCAAATCCGGGACGGTGACGGCGTAACCCTCGTGCTCTTCGTAGGGGCGGAAAGATGGCGGGGTAAACGAGTTTTGTCATAAACCTCCTATCTATGGCGGTTGGAGCGCGGGGATTATTTCAGCCCCGCTTGTTCCAATATGGATTTTGCAGTCCCTTTGTGCTGTGGGATCGTTACCTTTCCCGGCTTGATGGGGTGTTTGAACTGCTTGTGGGAACCCTTGGTATTCTTGTGATACCAGCCGTTGGCGAGGAGCAGCTTTTCAATCTCTTTCGCTGTCATTATGATACCGTCTGCCTCCGGGATGGGCGGGAAGGCACCATCGTAGAGGTACTTGGCGGTGGAGAGCGATTCCTTGTGGACGTGGGCACATCGCCGCAGGACTGGGAAACCATTGACGTGCCCAGATCCGAAATCATAAGTTGATCAAAGCGTTCTTGCTTCGGCAGGGGCGCTTTTTTCATGCAAATTCGCCGCACCCGCCCGGCGAACAGGCGGGACCGCAAAGCGTGTGGAAGCCACGATAAACGCAGCGGAGAAAGGATAAACCATGATTGCAGAAGGCATCAAAACAGCCCTGGGGGCCGATCTGGCTGGTCAGGTAGAAGCAGCCCTGAAGGGCAAAGGCAAGGATGGAAAGGACATGGATCTGGTTGTCGGAAACGATGGATCCTACGTCCCCGCCGACAAATACAACGGCGAGAACAGTGGAAGACCAGCGCCGAAAATGCCCTGAAGAAGGCCGCTGAAGCCCTGAAGGCCATTGGCGGGTCCGGCGATCCCGCAAAGATTGCAGACGACATCGCGGCGGCCAAGGCCACGCTGGATAACCTCCAGGCAAGTCACCAGGCGGAGATTGCCAAAATCCAGAAGAACACCGCCCTCCGCATGGCCCTGGCGGATCAGGCCCACGACCCAACTGACATCATTTCTCTCTTGGATATGGGCAAGGTGGAAGTGGATGCCGCCGGCACGCTGAAATCTGACCTGGAAGGCCTCCTGAGCCCCTCTGGGAAGCTAAGCCTTACCTTTTCAAGCCCGAGGAAACTGCCAGACCGGATATCAAGGGCGCAACGCCCGCCGATGCAACCAAGCGGCAGGACCCGACGCCGAAGGTTGACGCTCCTGTCGTATTTTAATCAGCAATGCAGAAAGGATGATTTTCAATGGCAAGAACAAAAGCAATTAGCCTGATCCAGTCCAGGTCTACCAAGGTGGAACTGTCCGACGAAGGCGCTGACCCCCGACCTGATCTTCCACTTGTCCGAAACCGTGACTGCGTAAAGGCGGGATGGACATGATTGATCAGGCACTATCTACGTTATCCGGCCTGACGGATTTGGACCGTACCGCCATTCTGCAAATCCTGATGGGCCAGGATGATCGCACGTTAAAAATCAAAGCACTCCTGGGCATCACAGGAGACAGCAAGGACCATATCATCCAGTTTGTTGTGGAGACAGTGGAAGATATGGTCCTGTCGTATATCAATCAGGATGCCCTGCCGACCAAGCTGGAACGGGTTTTGATTGTCATGTGTGTCAGCTATTACAAATCGGCCGGCCTAGGCAACGCGCAGGCCGCCACTGGGCCAGTATTTTCTGTAAGGCGGGGGGATGTGCAGACAAGCTTTGCCACCCCTTCCTGCGCCTCCGGGTCAGCGCAGACATTTAACCTGGGCAGCCAGGCGGAAGACTTTTTTGGGTGGCGGACCACGTTGAACAGTTACCGAAAGCTGAGGTGGTAGCGGTATGTTTGAGAATCCTAGCGCAGAGCGCATGGCAATTGAAATGACCTACGAGGACACCGCTACAATCTACCGGACAGTCCCCCAGACCGGCGTAGACGGCCTCACGCAGGCAGTCCTTGCTGAGGTATACCAAGGCATAGTCTGCGGGCTATCCCGCACCGGCGGGGAAAGCAGCGGCCAGACCAAGGCGCAGAACAACGTGGATTATGATGCCGTGATCTTTGCTGCCCCGGAGCTGCAGGTGCTGCCTGGGGACAGAGTATCCCTGCAACGATTTGGCCGGGATAATCCGGATAGTCGTCACATCCTGCATTTCGCGGTGGTTGGCTGCCCGGCGGTATATGCCACACACCAGGAAGTCCGGGTAAAGGATGGTGATCTGGCGTGACACTGGCCAATTTCCTTTCGGCCATCGCCCGGAAGCTTACGGGGATTTGGCCGGACCGACTGGTATACACCGGCGAAATTCCACAGAATGCTGATGAGCAATTCTTCGTTGGCATCATAGAATCCGGCCAAGGCAAGCACCTGGACCGGAGGAGGACACGGACGATACAGTTCGAGGTCCTTTATTTTTTACAATCCAAGGACACCATGGCCTTCCAATCTTGGGCCGAAGCGATGTACGACAATTTTGATACCTTGACGGTGCGGGAAGATGACGAAAAGACACGGGTAGTCCACCTGACGGGGCAAAAAGCCCAGCCAGATGACAACGCCTGCGTCTATCAATTCCTATTTGACGTCGGCTTCCACGCTGTTCTGGCGCCCGAAGAGGGGCCGACCATGGAAAATTTGGAGCAAAGTGAGGTTTACACATGAGTTACGAAAAGCAAGCGAGTGAGAGCGCTGCGCCGACCTTCACAAAAGAGCAGCTGATGGGCAGTAAAACACTGGGGCTCCCCCAGGACGTTGTGGCGGCTGTATTGGAGAACGGTGCATCATACACAAAGGATCAGGCTGGCGGCCTGGTCCGGGAATTTTTGAACAGGAGGGTATAAGCTATGCCTACTGGTGGTGGAACCTTTACCACACAAAACAAAATCCTCCCCGGCGCATACATCAACTTCGTTGCGCTGGGAAGCGTGCCCAAGGTGGGGGCGCGGGGCGTCGCGGCGTTGCCCCTGGAGCTGGACTGGGGCCCCGAGAACCGGGTGTTTGCCCTGGAAGCCGCAGAATTTAACCAAGTGGCCATGAAAGTCCTGGGGCATGATCCCATGGCCACAGAGCTGCTTTTGATCAGAGAGGCCATGAAGCGAGCAAAGACGCTGCTGGTCTACCGGGTCAACTCTGGCGGGCAGAAAGCAACCGCATCTGTGGGCGGTATGACTGTCACGGCGACCTGGGGTGGGACCCGGGGCAATGCCCTAAGCGTTGCCATCCTGGCCAATGCAGACGATACCGCCAATGTGGACGTTGTGACGTACCTGGATGGCGCAGCCGTGGACACGCAGACGGTTGCCAAATCTGCCGGAACTGCAGGGCTGAAGGCAAACGACTATGTTTCCTTCGGGACGGCTGCTGCCCTGTCCGTGGCGGTTGAAGCAGCGCTGACCGGTGGCACAAATGGAACGGTCAATGGCGCTGCCCACGTGGCGGCGCTGGAAGCCTTCGAAGTGGAGATCTTCCAGGCGATTGGCTATCCCGGAACAGATGATACTGTCAAGGCCCTGTATGCGGCCTACGTGAAGCGGCTGCGGGATGATGAAGGAAAAAAGGTTTCCGGAGTCCTGTACCAGCAAAATGGGGACTACATGGGCCTGATCAACGTGAAGAACGGCGTGGTGCTGGCTGACGGGACTACCGTCACCGGAGACAAGGCTGTGGCCTGGGTAACCGGCGCAACGGCCGGCGCAGAAATCAACGAGAGCTTGACCAATACCGCCTATGACGGTGCTGTGGATGTGGATATCAAATACACCCGGTCCCAGCTTGAGGCTGCAGTGCAAGCCGGAGAGTTTGTCTTTTATGGCGATTACGGCACGGCGCGGGTCTTGATGGACGCCAACAGTCTGACCACCTTCGGGCCTGGTGTATCCGAAGACTGGGCGTCTAACCGGGTGGTCAGGGTGATGGACGGCTGGGCCAACGATGTAGCCAGGATCTTCGGCGCGTCCTACATTGGCCTGATGACCAACAGCGATACCGGCCGACAGTTGTTCAAGGCTGACTTGGTGTCTCTGGGTATGCAGTACCAGATACTGGACGCAATCAGCAATTTCAAATCCGAAGACATCACCGTGCAGCAGGGAGCCGGAAAGCGAGATGTGTCCGTGGCCTGCGCCTTGCAGCCCAACGACAGCATGGAAAAGCTGTATATGACCGTGACGGTC